GTTGAAATAATCAGGGAATGTTCTTTGCATAGCCTCATCTATCTTTTGATAGTATGTTTGTGCATCTGTCACAGGATTTATTTTATCAAGAAGTAGCTTTTGGTGCACTCCCATTGCAAACCCTGTCATTTCCTCGTGTCCTTTTTTTTGAAACCAATCATTATTAGCTAACCAATCTTTGTCTTCTTGTGTTGGCTGATTCTGTTTAACTTCTGTATAAGCTGGCTCTGCTTTTTTTGGAGCTGGTTCTTCAACTCTTTTTCTAGGTCGATAGTCATTAACCTTAAATTGTTCTGCTTGCGCCTTGTTAAGTTTAGACTGAGCTTCCACAATCTTGTCTGGATCTCCAGCTTCGTATGCTTCTTTGTATTCTTTTTTTGCAGCCTCTATAACTGCATCTGTTCTGCCTTTTACTTGCTCAACTAATAAAGCCTCACCGTCATCTAAAGTTTTCTTAAGAGAATTATTTTCTTTTAATACTCTTTCAGCATGAGCTATTGCTTCATTTTTTTCTCTTTCAGCAGCTTCTTTTGCTCTTCTTTCTTCGTGATACTCATATTTTAATTGTTTAATTCTTTTTTGAGCATCCCCTTTATACTGGGCAATTTCGTCATCCTCAGGGATGTCAGGTTTAGTTCCCTCTGTTCTAGCGGGTCTTCCCTGATCTTCCTGAGGTGTATCGTCTACGACTTGAACCTCTATATCAGGAACTACATTTTCTTCTTGTTCTACTTCTAAGTTTTCTGCAGTGTTTTCATTCATACTCTTGCATACCCTCTTGGATCATCGACAACTGCTTCCACAGTGTCATCGTTAATTAATCTAAATTCTTCACCTTTTATTTTAAATCTGGTTCCAGAATACGATCTAAAAATAACAAAATCACCTTTTTGACAGTAAGCACCGTTAGGAAATTTCTCTGAGTCTTTATAGGCTTCTTCACCCATATCAACTACGAAACCAATAATAGATGCTGTTTCTTCTGCTTTCACTAAAGTATCTGGCATATGAACGCCACCCTCAGTTTTCTCAGCCATTTTAGGTATACTGATAAGTAATTTATACCCTTTTGGCACAGGTAATTTTAACTTAACTTCTTCTTTTATTTCTTTTTGTGCTGTATACATATTTCATATATATCCTAATTTTTTGTTTTAGAAAAGCCTTAATCTTCAATAAATCTCTTTTCAATAGTTTTAATCTCTTCTTCAATCTGCTTAGTCGCTTCGATTTTACCGCATGTTTCCCTATATTCTTCATAGGAAGATGCTCCGCCATTCGAGACATAATTAGACCAATCATACCTCATCTCCTGTATTTTTTTAATAATTGGTGTGTATATTGTTTCATTTTTACTCATCTTGCAACTGCTTTGCTGCATCTAATACTAGTTTAGCCTCTTCTTTTTGATCTTTAGATGCGTCTGTGGCTAACTTTGCGGCTATTCTTACACCCTCACGCTTGTCTTCACTTTCCAATCTATCTTCTTGTAAATCTTTGTTTATCTTAGTTTTGGCAGTTTCTAACTCTAATTTTAATTTGTCCATTTCAATTTTATGTTGTAGTTCTGCTTCTTTTATAGCTAGTTCTCTTTGTTGTATTATTGTCAAAGGATCTTCTTGTGCTTTCTTTGCAGCCTGTGCTTGCATCTCTGCTTCGTTAGACGATAATAATTTTTGAGCTGCTTGAGCGGTCAGTCTGGAAAGCTCAGCTTCTGCATCTTCTGGTAATGGCTTTTCCTCCGATGGCATAGGTACACCTAGTTTTAATTCCATCTCTTTTCTATATTGAAAAGCAACATGCTCTGTAATATGTGCAGCTATTGCTGCTTGTATTGCCCCTGCAAACGGTGACTGTCCAACTATTTCTTTTATCTTAGGATCATTTGCTGCTGCTAGGTGAACGGTTATATGTGCCTCATGATCCTGATATTTAAATGCTTTTACTGGCTCTTGTTTTAATATCATCATATTTTCAGTAACAGGATCGTTAGGTTTTATGTCTTCTTTTAATTTAACAATATCTTTAGCATCTGTTATGCCCAATACTTCTAACATTTGTCTGTGTAGTTTACCCATATCATAAAGTTGTGGTGCTTGTTGTGCTAATTGTAATGCAGCTTGATATTGCATGATACGCTGTGACATGGTTGCGGCATTAGGATCTGATACAGGTATTACATCAACTCTGTCATCAAAATCTTTTGTTCTAGAAAACTCACCCTCTATTTCGTAAATATATTCTGATGGCATGTAGTCATGAATTATATTAGCTATCAATCTTAATTCTTTTTTCAAAGAGCTATGCAATCTTGACTGAACACCTGACATAACTTTCATGGATCTTTCCATGAGAGCTAGTGTTGTTCCTACTGGCGCTTGCGAGTTGATGTCTCCAACTTGTATATCTGCAACGGAGCCAATCCTTCGCCCCTCGTCAACGATATTTTGGAGTAATTGGTACAAGACTGAACTTGGTTCCTTGTAAGGAATGAAAGTAATTGCGTCACGAATCGCACCACCAGGCACATCAACGTCACGGAACTCACCAGGCATGAGAGGCGAATCATCCCCTTTGATGCGTAAACCCCTAGCTTTAAGACCAGCTGGTAAATTAGATAAAGTACCAGCATCGATAAGTTGACGCAAAATCGAAGTAGCGCTCTTGGCAAGACCACCAATGAGGTGAATAAGCCCTGTGCCATAGAAACCCAACCCAGGAAGATACTTGTAATGTACGAAGTATTGTATTTTCTTTTTCTTCTCATCGTCTTCATAGTAGTTTCTCCTAATTGATAATATCATTTTTGATGATTTATCAATGGTCACAACATAAGGTCTTGCTATGCCTTCTTTATCTTGAAATGGTTCTGGTAACTCAAGATCTGCATGTATTTCTAACAAAGTATGCCTGTCATCATCTTCTATTGTTGCAGACTCACCATCTAGTTCGTCATACTTTTCTTGTATATCTGAAAAATCAGGCTCTGGATCTGGTAAATCTAGATCTTTATAAAATCCATTTACCATTAACTTTGCTATTTCATTAGCAGTTTTTTTCATAACATGTGTATATCTGATACAACTCATCAGATCTGTTGCGCCATAGGAAACAACAAAATCCTCTGCAGGGACAAACATTGCGCAAGGTCTTTCGAGAAGGGGATCGTAATATACCTTTTTAAAAGCTGACCCTGCTAGAGGAAGTTTAAAGAGCATTTGCTCTGTTTCGTCTCTATACTCTGTCATCTCTTCTGTTAAAAGATAGTTCATCTCATTTTCTACACGAGCTGCTTGTTCTGTTTTTTCTCTCGTTTGTTTACCAACCGTCTTTGTTCTCACAGGACCTGCAGCAGGAAATATCTCACCCATAGCTTGCGCTTGGAATCTAACTATTGACTCTGTCAATACAGGGTGAAAAACACCAGAAGCACCAGACCAAGGTTGTTGACGTTCTTCTATTTTCATACCCAAAAGGTCTAAACCTTTTACATATGACTTAGCCCAATCACCACGAGATTGCCTATCTGTGTTAAAATTTTCTATTAGTTCGCTAGATAATTCCTCTAGAGCAGCGTCTTCTAAATACTCTGCAAGGTTTGAATCGTGCGCTGCACCAAGTAATTCTTCCGTTTTGTTGCCCTCAAAGTCTATGACAACACCACCATCCTCTGTTTCAATACTTACAGAGTCAGGGTTTTCTATTTCTATCTCAAGCTGTTCTTCTAGCTCTGCTAGTTTTTTTACACCTGTGTCAGGAATCATTTGTTTTTCAACAGCCATTAAGAACTCCTATTTATTTCATTCTTTCTAAAATTCTATCTACTTTTTCTTCTAGTCTGTTTATAGCTACAGTGACATCATCTCTCTTAGCATAATCTTCTCTAGTTTTATTTAGCAATATATCAATTCTTTTTAATTCTTTTGATTGTGTTCCCAAAAACCATCCTCCACCTAGAATGATAATACCTATCAGACCATCTATTATGTGAACCAAATCCATTAGTAGTACTCCACTGGTCTTCTGTAGGTTGGTTCGTCATCCCAGTCATCCATAGTGGTTCTTATCCAGCCACCTTGTCTGAATCTTAACAGAGCCTGTGTAGTTGAGTCAACTAGATCATCATTATCTCCTGCAGGAAAAGCTGCGCACTCTTCTATGACTTCATCAGCCCACCTAGTGGGTGGGTGCCATATTACATTGCTTGCAAATAAATCTGTGACTGCATTTACTCTAGCAATTTTATCTTGACCTCTGCTTGGTGTAAATTCTGTGACAGGTATGCCCATAGCTCTTAATTCAAAAATTAATGGTGAACCTGCAGCCTTTGCTTCTATTATCATTTGGTCAGGTTCAAACTCATGATATTTATCATATGCTGCTTTTTTTAATTCTGGAAATTCTAATTTTTCTTTGTAGGCATCTATCAATATTAAATTAGGCACAGTCTGCCCATCTGCATTTGGATGATGAAATATACCCCATGTGGTGCATGCACTGTAGTCTGCCCTTTGTGTTTTTAAGAAAGCAGTATCCCAAGATTGTATTATTGCTTCGCAAGGTGGTAGATGAGGCTTGTCCCATTCCTGCCACCATTCTCTTTTTATTAGGGCACCCTCCTCTGATGTTGGGTCTTGCTGATATTGTGCTGACCATTTTGAGATTGGAAGTTCTGCTTTGAGTGACAGTAGTTCTTCTTTCTTCCAAAACTCTTCCCACAAAGCGTTTCCTGACGGCATAATAGCTGGAAGTTCTATAACTTCCCATTCACTACTACCTTCTTTTTGTGTTGAATTTTTTATTATCTGCCCAGTTAAATCTCTTTTACTCCATCGTGTCATAACAATAATTATGGCACCCCCAGGCTGTAATCTTTGTCTTGGACCAGATGTGTACCACTCGTAAACCTTGTCATAAACATCTGGATTGTATGCACCAATAGTTGCATCCTGCTCTGAATGTGGATCATCAATAACAAGAACGTCTGCACCTTTACCAGTTACAGCACCGCCAACACCAATAGCAAAATATTCACCACCTTTATTTGTATTCCATCTACCTGCTGCCTTACTATCAGCAGAAAGTGCCACACCCTTAAAAATTTTTTGATAATCTTCAGACTGGATAAGATTCCTAACCTTTCTTCCAAATCCTACAGATAATTCAGCAGTGTGCGCTGTCTGTATAATTTTTTTATTGGGGTACCTACCCAAAAACCATGCTGGAAACAAGTAACTTGCGAACTCTGACTTGGTGTGACGGGGTGGCATATTGATTATTAGTCTTTTTAATTCACCCGATGCCACCTTTTCAAACGCTTCAGCCATAATTTCATGGTGCCTACCATGTATAAAAGAAGCCCACTGAGAGCGAACAAAGGGCAGAAAGCTAGTTTGACAGCTTTCACGCTCTTTCACCCCCTCCAGCTCCTCTAAAAGGGCAAGAATCTCCCTTTTCTTTTCCATAGGAAGGTTTTTTATGTCTGAAAGTATGTTTTTACTATTAATCGCTTGTTTCATCATCCCAGTCAAAGTCATCTACAAGGTCAGGAGGTCTGCACTCTATGATCTTTTTAGCCATATCTATCATAAACATAGCTTCTTCCTGCGGAAATGGTGAATAAACAAACAAATTCTTCTCACCATTAGCCTCTTTAGTCCATCCTATAAAAATAGGCTTATCTATTTCTACAGGATCAAGACTATCCTGTCTATTACCAGAATAATATTTCTTAAATTTTTTGAAATCAATGACATTCTTAGACATGAGATAAAAATTATCCCTCTCTCTAACTAGTTATAACTAGTATTATAACTAGTTATAATAATATTACAACTAATAATATAGTTATAACTAGTTATTTATAGTTATAACTATAGGGTTAGAAGTTTCTTGAACTGTTTGAAATTATTTGTGTGGAATAACATGTAGTACGCACGGCTAGCCCCCACAGCAACATGGGGGGTCGTGGG